CTGATTGCCTCGTCGGTATTGCATGCCGGGCATGTGACATCAAGATCCATGGCATGTCCGTAACTGGCAATACGTATACTCACAAGCACAGCATCAATATCTGATGCTGGCATGACCCAGGGATCACGGATAGCCGGAACACAGCTTTTGATCACGTTCACAGTGGCTGTTCCGTTAAACAGTGCGTCTGGAGTTCTGTAAGTGATTTCATCCACACTGGTCATGGGCAGCACTGGCAATTCACCGTTGGCTGGCATCATTAGTGTGCCCGGCGGATAGAATTTACCACCTGAGGGTAGTCGTAGGTAGATGGCTGGTTGACGGAAATATTGTGTTAAAGGGTTGTTTGGTAGCATGATTTTCCTCGCTAAATATAATTATGATCAAATTGATCCAGGATAAAATTATAAAGGCATAACATGAGTCTCGATCCATCAAAATTAGCCGAATTAGAAACAGCCTTTAATGCTGGTGCTATATCTGCAACAGATTATGCTGCTGCAATGGGTAAAGCTGCTAAGGATTTAACAGCATCTTCAAATAAATTTGGTTCAGCTTTTTTACAAGCTGGCACACAATTAGGAGCAGGACTCACTGGATTAGCTACAGCTATGGCCAATGGCCAACAAGGGGCTAGTGCATTCAACGGAGTAATTAATTCTAGTTCTGCTGCGCTGGGCACAATGCTAAAAGAACTAGGCCCTTTGGGTACAGCATTTGGTAAACTTACTGAGTTTGCCGGAGAATATCTAGTCAGAGCCAATCAGCAAGGTGATGCACTATTCAAGAGTTTTCAAGATCTAAGTAGAGTTGGTGGTGCCAGTGCCGAAGGCATGACTGGTGTGTTTGAGAACATGCAACAATTTGGGTTGACAATGAATCAATTGCCCGAGTTTGGAGCAATGATCGCTCAGAACAGCGCAGCGTTGGCCATGTTAGGGGGCACAGTTACTAAAGGTGCTAAACAATTTGCTGAGGTAGCTTCTGGTATACAACAGTCAGGTCTGCAATCTGAATTTATGCGCATGGGGTTGACTACCAAAAATATCAACGAAGGCACAGCAAATTATCTTAGAATACAGGCAATGACCGCTGCTAATTCTGTTAAAACTACAGAACAACTCACTGCAGGTGCTGCTGAGTATATTTCTCAGCAAGACAGACTTAGCAGACTCACGGGCAAATCAGCAGATATACTAGCTAAAGAGCAAGAAGAACGCATGGCTGATCAAAGATTTCGAGCATACACAAGAGAACAAACTCAGAAAGAAGCTGATCTAAGAGCCATTGGAACTGAAGAAAGTATAGCACAAGCCGATGCAATCAAAGCACAAGAGAAAGAAACTAAACTTTTATTAGGAAGTCTTACCGGGGGCATGAGAAAAGCTGCGCAAGATATGATCGCCGGCGGCACCATTGCTGGAAGTAAAGAAGCTGAACAAATGATGAAGCTCATGCCAGAAATGAGCCAGAAACTAATGAGTGGAACTTTTAAGGCTTCCGAGGACTTACAAAAAGGCGCTGATGAAGCCGGGAAACAACTGAATCAATTCAGCGGGTTAGCCAAAGTTGGTCAATTTGATCAAGTGTTTGGTAAATTTAATGAAGTTGCAGACTTTGAGGCAAAACAACTGGCTTTGAGAAAAACTGGTGTTGACGCTGCTGATAAAGAAAAAGCCAAAATTGCCGAAGGTGGTAATGTAGATATCAACAATCAAGTGGCCATGCGTCAAGCACAAACAGCAACTACTCTTGCCATGGACAACCTAGTGCAAAAAGGTGTAGGTCCTGTTACTGCTGGAATGGCCAAATTGGCCATTGGCATTGAAAAAGTAATTACTACTATACCACCTCAATATATTGGAGAAAAAACATCAACTCGTGACACTGGTAGAGGAACAGCAACTCCTGCTGTAGCCGGATACGGTACCTCAGTCAAACCAGCAGATTTCCAGAAATTCTTAGAAGATTCAGTAGCCAACGCAATAAAAGCACTGAACAACGTTGGAAAAGAACCAACTACATTTACAGAGAAAATGGATGTATTAAAAGGTAAAAATACTACTCCTATAGTTGAATCATCAGCAGGTGATTCGACAGCCATGCAGAAATTGGCTGCATTACGGACACCGGTGCCTAAATCTGATACTTCTCAAACAGAAAAACCAGTTACTCCTCAAGCGCCCAAATCGGCTGCACCGCAAGTGATCAGGCCAGTTGTAAATGTAGAACCGGTGATACCTACGCCGGTTGTGAACATAGTTCCTAAACAAGAGCCATTGGCTGGTCCTAATACAAAGTATCGTACATCCTTGGATGACACTAGACCAGAACCACCTAAAACTGAAACAACAACACAATCTGCAACTGGTGCATCACCAGAACTCACGCAAGGCCTTATGGAACTGGCTAGAAACATTGGATTACAAACATCCAGTATAAATGAACTTGTGGATCTCATGCGTAGAAGCAATGGTATCCAAGACAGAATACTGCAACAGTCTAGAAATTAACAATAAATAAAACACTATGGCAGAATCAAACAAAGGCACCGGGTGGCGCAAGTATTTCAAAGTTGCAGATTTATCTGGACAGATGAGCCCAATTGCGGGTGGTCGAGACCAAGGATTACCTGGATATCCTAAAAATGACGGACGTCGTAGCAATCAAGCAGATACTGATTTTAGTTTCCGCAACTATGCCAGCCGATTGCCAGAAGTTTATAGTGGACATCCTAACCGTATTGAACGTTATAATCAGTACGAAAACATGGATGCTGACTCAGAAGTTAACGCATGTTTAGATATCATATCTGAATTTTCTACACAGCTGAATGAACAAAACGACACACCGTTTGACATAACCTACAACGATGATCCTACAGATCACGAAATTGAAATCATACGTAAACAGATGCAACAGTGGGTCAAGCTGAACAAGCTGGATCAACGCATATTCAAACTGTTCCGCAACACAATCAAGTACGGTGATCAGATTTTTGTACGTGATCCAGAAACATTTGAAATGTACTGGGTGGACATGAGCAAAGTAGTGCGTGTGATTGTGAACGAAAACGAAGGCAAGCGCCCAGAACAATATATCATTCGTGACATCAATCCCAACTTCCAGAACTTGACTGTGGCAGCAAAGACCACAACTGACTTCATGGTCAACCCCAGTTCAGGTGGCGCAGGCGGTATTGGCGGTAGCATGCAAGGTGGCGGATACACAGCACCTAGTTCAGCCATGAGCGGTGCCAGCAGATTTAATCGTGCTGTGAATGAAACTTGTATTGACGCCAAGCATGTGGTGCATATGAGCTTGAACGAAGGCTTAGACACATTCTGGCCATTCGGCAAGAGCATCCTAGAAAACATTTTCAAAGTATTCAAACAAAAAGAACTGCTGGAAGATGCCATGTTGATCTATCGTGTGCAACGTGCGCCCGAGCGTAGGGTGTTCAAGATTGACGTAGGCAACATGCCCAGCCACATGGCCATGGCGTTTGTGGAGCGTGTGAAAAATGAAATGCATCAACGTCGTATTCCCACATACGGTGGTGGTGGTCAAAACATCATGGATTCAAGCTACAATCCACTCAGTATTAACGAAGATTTCTTCTTTCCGGTGGGCGTAGACGGACGTGGTAGCTCAGTAGATGTATTGCCCGGCGGACAAAATCTTGGTGAAATTGACGATTTAAAGTATTTTAACAACAAAATGGCCCGTGGTCTACGTGTACCGTCAAGCTATTTGCCCACAGGCCCGGACGATTCAGATCGCACCATGCAAGATGGTAAAGTAGGTACAGCATTGATTCAAGAGTACAGATTCAATCAATATTGCGAACGCTTGCAAGCATTGATCATGCAGAAGCTAGACGACGAATTCAAGATGTTCCTGCGTTGGAGAGGATTTAATATTGATGCTGGACTGTTCCAAATCAAGTTTAATCCACCTCAAAACTTTGCCAGCTATCGTCAAGCTGAATTAGATACATCACGTATCACAGCGTTTACTAGCTTGGAAGCATTACCTTACATGAGCAAGAGATTCTTGTTAGAACGTTTCTTGGGATTGAGCGAAGACGAAATTCAACAAAATTCTAAGTTATGGAAAGAAGAACGTTCAAAGCCAGAACTGGACACATCACAAGGACAAGATTTACGTTCAGTGGGTATCACACCTGCTGGATTGGAAAGCGATGTATCAATGGGTCAAGAGATGTCAAATCTCACACCAGCAGGACAGGAAGGTATGCCTGGTGCTCCAGGAGGCACAATTGGAAATACTCCGGCTGCTCAACCCCCGGCCGCAGCAGCAGCACCCGGAGCATAAATACTTCATGATCCTTAACGAGCTTTACGAACGTAGTCCCAGTGCATATCAAGATGTAGCAGCTGATAACACTCAGCCTCATATTGGCCAATTACGTAAAACCAAGCTCACACTTATGCAATTGAACAAATTGCGAAAAATGAATGATACTAGGACATTTGAGTATAATGAAAAGCTAAAAGACATTAGAACTCAATATGCTCCACCGGCTGCTCCACCAGCGTAACATTTTTGTCTTAATTGACAAAAAACCAGCCATAACTGGCATATTTTTCTCTTAAATTGTAAATATAGATATACATTTTGCCAAGGTGGCAAAGTTAACGAATATCTATAGGAGCCAGTTAAATGAGTAAAAATCAGTTTGAAAAGTTGATTGAATATGTTATCAACGACGAAGATGCCAAAGCCAAAGAACTTTTTCATCAAATCGTAGTATCTAAGAGTCGTCAGATCTATGAGAATATCATGCAAGAGGACGAATTAGAAGAAGACAATGCCATGGGCGAAGAGCCAATTGAAGTCGACACCGACATGAGTGAAGGCGACGACATGATGGGCGGAAGCCAATCTGGTGACATGATCGACGATGTTGAGACTGAAGAGTCCGGCATGCACGAAGGTGAAGATGATGCTGAGTTTGATGACGAAGCAGAGTCAGACGGTGAAGATCTTACTCACGACATGGAACAAGACCATGACGAAATGGGTGGAGATGAAGCTGCTACCAAAGGCGATGTGATGGATCTAGCTGACAAGTTAGACGAACTCATGGCTGAATTTGAGAACATGATGGGCGGTAGCGACGGCATGGGCAACGGCATGGGCGGTGATGACATGGGTGACGTCGGCATGGATGACATGGAAATTGATGCTGACGAATTTGAAACAGAAGGCATGATGGAAAACATCACGCTTAAAGCTGCTCCAAAACCAGTGACTTCAGAACCAGCAGGAACCAACACCAAGTCTATCACTGCATTTAACAGTGGACAAACTGGCATGGCTGGTCGTCCTGTGAAGGCAGGACAAAATGAAGGCGGTAATCACGACACTGCTGCTTACAAAAACACCACAAAAGATCTGATTGGTAAAGTTGGTAACTCACCTGCTCAAGCCATGCAAGATTTGAAGCCTGCAACCAAGCCACACTTGGGTCAAGCTGCCGGTGTTAACACACGCACACCATTTCCACGTAGTGGCAAGTAATCAGCAATGAAATACTTACAGGAACATCTAAACTTCAACCAAGCCAAGATTCGCGTCTTGGTTGAAGATAGTCCTGACGGTGCTGGCAAGACATTGTACATGGAAGGTATATGTATTGAAGGCGGAGTAAAGAACGCTAACGAACGTGTATACCCTGTAAATGAAATTGGTAGAGCCGTTCACAGTATCAATGAACAACTGCGTGAAGGTTATTCGGTGCTGGGTGAAGTAGATCACCCTGAAGATTTAAAAATCAACCTAGACAGAGTCAGTCACTGCATTGAAAAAATGTGGATGGACGGTCCTGCTGGTTACGGTAAGTTAAAAATATTACCTACACCTATGGGACAACTGGTCAAGACCATGTTGGATTCGGGTGTTAAACTCGGAGTTTCGAGCCGTGGTTCCGGTAACGTGAACGAAGGCAACGGACATGTCAGTGACTTTGAAATAGTCACTGTGGATATTGTTGCTCAGCCCAGTGCCCCGCATGCATATCCTCGTGCAATTTATGAAGGACTTCGAAATATGAAGTACGGTCATAAAGTGTTAGAGATTGCCAAGGACGCAGGTCAGAACAGCAAGGTACAGAGATTTTTGCGTGAGGAAGTAAAACGCCTGATCAAAGATCTCAAAATTAAGGAGTAAAGCATGCTAGATGCAATCAAACCATTGCTAGATAGCGGCCTGATCAATGAAGATGTCAGTCAAGAACTCAACGAAGCTTGGGAATCAAAACTGACAGAAGCACGTGAACAGGTCAGAGCCGAACTACGTGAAGAGTTCGCACAACGCTATGAGCACGACAAGACAGTGATGGTTGAAGCCTTAGACAAGATGATGACAGACGGTCTCGCCAGTGAACTTGCTGAGTTTGCTCAAGAGAAAGCTGCTCTGCGTGAAGATCGCGTGAAGTTTCAGACCAAGATGAAAGAAAGCGCCGGAAAGTTCAACAACTTCCTGGTGACCAAATTGGCCGAAGAAATCAGCGAACAGCGTAGAGATCGCAAGCTGCACAATGAAGGACTAGAAAAACTAGAAGGCTTCATGGTGCATGCCCTGGCTCGTGAGATCCAAGAATTTGCTACAGATAAGCGTGACGTGGTGGAAACCAAAGTGCGTTTGGTGCGTGAAGCACGTGGCAAGTTAGAAACTCTCAAAGCACGTTTTGTGAAAGAAAGTGCCCAAAAAATGAGTCAAGCTGTTAGCCATCATCTCAAGGTTGAACTAACACAGTTACACGAAGACGTGCGAATTGCTCGCGAGAACAATTTTGGTCGTCGTATCTTTGAAGCGTATGCTGCTGAATTTGGTGCTACTCATCTCAAT